GCAAAGAAACAATCGAACCAATAAGAGCCAAAGTGAAAGCTGAGGCCAAAAAGGCAGTAGAAATCATGGCAAAAGAATTTGATATCGAAGACGAGTACGCAAAAGTCGCTCTGGAAACAGCAGTCGAAGTAATGCGCACGGTAGGTGACAATCGAGAGCGTGTCGCAGCTGCCAGACTTGTTTTGGACTTCACCCGCCAGAAGCCAGCTTCAAAATCTGAAGTGGCACTCAGCAAGGCTGAGGATTTCTTGTCTGGTTTGCTAGAGGATGAAGATGGACAAGAGGCTCAAAGCAGTTCGCAAGAAACTGCTCACTAACTTTCCATTCTACGCAAAATCCGCTCTCAAAATCAGAACCAAAGAAGGTCAGGTCGCACCACTGGTGCTTAACCCAGCCCAAAAGATACTGCAGCAAGCCATCGACAAACAGATGGCTGAAGAAGGCAAAATCAGGATTATCATCTTGAAAGCCCGACAGCAGGGGCTGTCCACTATGGTTGGTGGCTACCTTTATTTCTCTGTATCCCAGAACCCAGCTAAAAAAGCGATGGTTGTAACTCACCACAGTGATAGCACCCGTGCGCTTTTCGATATGACAAAGAGATATCATGAAAACTGTCCCGAAATACTTAGGCCGCACACCAAATACTCATCAAGACGCGAGTTGTCTTTTGACCTTCTCGACAGCTCTTACGTTGTGGCTACGGCTGGCGGCGAGGCTGTTGCACGGGGTGAAACGCTATCGTCAGCGCACCTGAGTGAGCTTTCGTTCTGGCCTAAATCCACAGCAGAAGAAATCTTCAATGGTTTGGCGCAAGCCGTACCAAATACCAAAGGCACAAGCATATTCATTGAAAGCACTGCTAACGGTATTGGCAATACCTTCCACAAATTGTGGGAAGGGGCGGTTGAGGGCAAAAACGGCTATGTGCCGGTCTTCATACCTTGGTTTACCGACCCAACTTATCGTGAACCTGTTCCTGATAATTTTGAACGTACACCAGAAGAAGAAGAACTAGTGCAAACCTACTCGTTAGATGACGAGCAGCTGATGTTTCGGCGGCGCAAAATAGCGCAGAACGGCATCGATTTATTCAAACAAGAGTACCCAGCGACCCCAGAAGAAAGCTTCCTGACAACAGGACGGCCTGTGTTCAACCCTGAGCAGCTGCTGGAATGCCTAAAAGAGACCAGAGACTTGGAAGAAAAGCTGGCTCTGGAAACAGACGAATGGGTCAACCACTCACGTGGTGAACTACAAATTTACAGAAAACATGACGCAGGAGAAACTTATGTTGTGGGTGCAGATACTGCAATGGGCATCAAAGATGGAGACTGGTCTGTCGCGCAAGTCTTGGACAGCAAAAAGCGTCAAGTGGCTACGTGGCGGGGTCATGTTCATCCAGACTATTTTGCGGAAGTTCTTTTCCATCTTGGAACGTATTACAACGAAGCTCTTATCTGTTGTGAAAACAATAGCCATGGCATTCTCACGGTTACTCGTCTGGGTAAGGACATGGCTTATCCTTGTATGTACACTGAAATTCAGCACGATAAGACGACTGATAAAGAAACGGTCAAGCTAGGTTTTACAACCACTGCAAAATCCAAACCTCTTGTCATTGACCAGCTCAGAGCAGCGATGCGTGAAAACGAGCTGGAGCTAAACGACAAAACTACAATCAGGGAAATGCTGACTTACATCGTAACCCAGTCTGGGGCGATGCAAGCGGAACACGGCTGTCATGACGACTGCGTTATGAGCTTGGCTTTGGCTAACTATGTCCACGAAGGGTCATGGGAAGCTGTTGAAACACCTGACGAACTTTATACGGAAATGATTTAATGGCAAAAATAGATGATTACCAGCCTATGGATGACGGCGATATCCTGAAGGCTTTGGAGCTGAACATCAAATCAGCCGTAGGTTATTACGACAGTGAGTTGAGCCAAGAACGCAAAAAGGTCACTGAGTATTACAACGCCGAAAAGCCTACACCGGCACACGATGCCAACAGCAAATACATCAGCCAAGATGTATGGGCTGGCGTTCAGTCAATGTCTGCATTGCTCCTTGAGACATTTGCAGCCGGAAACCGAATTGTTCGCTTTGCTCCTACTGGCCCAGAGGACGTTCAAACAGCTGAAATTTGTTCTGCCTATACAGATTATGTAATCCACCGCCAGAATGATTTTTTCGGTGTGGCGCAACAGGTTATTTTAGATGGCCTGATGGCACGTGTCGGTGTCTGTAAAATATACTGGGAGCAGATTACAGAGCCGCAAGAAGAAGAATTTCAGAACCTTACAGAAGACGAATTAGACTTACTGCTAGCTGATGACGACATTGAGCTAGTAGACAGCGAAACCAACGAGATTGGGCTTATCTCAGGCACGATTGAACGCAAAATAGACGTATCACAGGTACGCATTGAGCCGATTGCCCCAGAAGAGTTTCTAATCCAAGCCCAAGCTCCTAGTCTGGATGTTGATTTTTGTGCGCACCGGACACGTAAAAGCCTGACCGAATTGCGCCAGATGTACCCAGATGATGAAGACAAAATCTCGCTGATTGGGACAGACCATGAAGACGTAGAGCTAGAGACTGACCCTGAGATACTCGCAAGGTTCGAGCAAATCGGTGGTGGTCGCAGAAACCATGCTCACGGCTATATCGACCAAGTTCGTGAAATCATGGTTTACGAGGCATATATCAGAATTGACCCCGATGCTACGGGTGAGGCTACGCTTCATAAAGTGGTCAAAGCTGGTAACCAGATACTGGAGATGGAAAAGGTCGATAGACGCCCGTTTATCACTTTCACACCATTACCAACGCCCCACAGCTTTTACGGTGCGAACTTCGCAAGCAAGCTGATAGCGACACAGAACGCCAAAACCGTTCTGACACGGTCAATTCTTGACCATGCGGTCGTTGCGAACAATCCAAAATACATGATTGTCAAAGGTGGCTTAACTAACGCCAGAGAGCTAATTTCGAACAAAGTCGGGGGCATCGTGAACGTGACCCGCCCTGATGCGGTGATGCCGATGCCGCAAGCACCGCTGAACCCCTTCATTTTCCAAACCATCAACTTGCTTGATGACGAAAAAGAAGAAACATCCTCAGTTAGCTCACTCAGCACTGGGATGAACAAGGATGCCATAAGCAAACAAAATTCAGCTGCCATGGTTGAGCAACTTGCCACCATGAGCCAGCAACGAGCCAAAATCATATCTCGAAATTTCGCTATGCAGTTTCTGAAGCCGTTATATCACGAAGCCTACAGACTAGTAGTTGAAAACGAGCAGTACGAAAAGGTCGTTGATATAGCAGGGGGCTTTGTTGAAATTGACCCACGCTCTTGGAAAGAAAAGCGTGACGTTATGGTCGAGATGAAGCTTGGCTATGGCGAACAGGAGCGTGAAGCACAGAAGTATCTAGCCCTTCACACCCTTATGTCACAAGACCCAACGCTCCAGCCGCTATACGGCATGGAAAACAAATACAACATGATGAAGCAAATTCTGGAGCAGCAGGGCATTCTCAACGTGAATGAATACCTGACAAGCCCAGAGCAATTACCACCCCCACAGCCTGACCCAGCAGCACAGATGCAAGCGCAAATGGCTCAGAAGCAAATGGAGCTTCAGGAGCGTCAAACAGCCGTTGCTGAACAGAAAGTGGCGACACAGGCGCAACAAGCAGCCAGCAAGATGGAACTTGATGCAGCCAAAGCACAATCTCAATTTGCACTCCAGTCAGACCAGCAAGACTTACGTGAAGCAGAATTTGCTCACAAGCAGAAGGTCGATGAAGGCGAATTGGAACTGCTGAAAACCACAGAGGACAGACGAGGTATCGTCAGTCCGACTGGTTAATAAACAACTTTAAGGAGAGAATTCTATGCAAGACGAAGATGCCTTGTATGACCAAGGTAATCAGGCTGAAGAGTTATTGAAAAACAACACGTTCAATAGCATCGTGAACAGTCTAGTAGAAGAGGCATTCCAGGGATTTGTTAACTCGAAACCTGAAGAAGCCGAGCAAAGAGAACAGTCTTACTTTCACTACAGAGGTCTTGTCGGAGTTGTCCATACGCTAAAGCAGCGTGTGGCAATTCGTGACGAAATTCTGACCAAGCGTGAAGCTGAGACCAACGATAACAGTGGAGAATAGCACCATGGATAACGTGCAAACATCTCAAGAACAGAGGCCGCAAGCGTTAGATGTTAACGAAGCGGCTGACGCCCTTTTGAAGCGATGGGAAGACGCTGATGACCAGCCATCAGAACAAGCTACGGAAGAGGCTACTGCTCAGGACAATGACGAGACTAAAGATGTCCAAGAGCAGGAAGATGAGGCGATTGAAGAAGTCGAACTAGATGATGAAGATGAAGAGGTAGACCCTGACGAAGAAGAGGAAGAAACCGAAGACCAAGAAGAAGATGATGAAGAGGAAACTGTCGAAGTTGACGATGACACTCTCATTGAAATCTCAGTCGAAGGCGAAACCAAACAGGCATCTATCAAAGATTTGAAGCGTCTTTACGGGCAAGAAGCAAGCCTTACCAGAAAGTCTCAAGAAGTAGCAGCTCAACGCAAAGAGGCTGAAGACAATATCGGCAAAACCGATGCTATCCTGCAGCGCATGGTGCAGAAGGCTGAAGAACGCTACCAACCATATTCAGAAGTTGACATGATTTTAGCTTCGAAGAATTTGGATGACGCTGACTTCACGCAGCTGCGCAAAGAAGCTCAGGACGCATACAATGACCTGAAATTTATCAAAGAAGAAGCAAACCAGTTCTATGACGGGTTAAAGCACCAGCAACAAGCAAAGATGCAAGATGCAGCCAAAGAGGCTGTAAAAGTTCTGGAGCAAGACATACCTGAATGGAACAACCAGCTTTATGACGATATCAGGTCATATGCTATCGGGCTTGGACTGCCCGAAGAACAAGTCAACAACTACGTAGACCCTGTGGTTATCAAGGTGCTTAACAAGGCTCGTCTTTACGACCAAGCCAAGCAAGTCACCACCACAAAGAAAAAGCGTGTCGCCAAGAAGGTACTTAAATCTAATAAGTCACCGGCGAATAACAAGCAGCTGAAAGCCAAGCGCATCCAAGATGCAGAGGCAAAGCTGGCGCAGTCTGCAGGGAACGACATAGACGATATTGCCGAGGTACTTTTGAAGCGTTGGGAAACATAAACCCAATAGCCAAAAAGGAATACTAACCACATGGCAAATGAATTTTCCACCTACGACCAAGTAGGTAAAGCAGAGGACGTAAGCTCGATTATCACTTCGATTACGCCCACAGACACCCCTTTTACTTCCCTTATCAAATCCGAAAAAGTGAATGCTCGTGTATTTGAATGGATGGAAGATGCGCTTCCAAATGCCGCCGATAATAAGGCAGTTGAGGGTGCAGATTTTGTGAACGTAGCTCGTTCACCAACAACCTTACGTACTAACAACACTCAGATACTTTCAGATGTGTTCGAAGTGACAGCCACGGCAGATTCTATACGGCTGCATGGAAGAGCAAAAGAAACGGCCCATCAGCTGTCGAAAGCCCTAAAATCCATAAAGCGCGACCTAGAATTCGCATACGTTGGACAAG